TTTTTAAGTGACGTAAAATCGTGTTGAGGCCAACGCCCATAATGCGGGCAGTTGCCCGGCATCCAACGCCATTCATGGCCATATCAATGATTTTCTGGTGCGTACCGGGTTGAGAAGCGGTGTAAGTGAACTGCAGTTGCCATGTTTTACGGCAGTGAGAGCAGAGATAGCGCTGATGTCCGGCGGTGCTTTTGCCGTTACGCACCACCCCGTCAGTAGCTGAACAGGAGGGACAGCTGATAGAAACAGAAGCCACTGGAGCACCTCAAAAACACCATCATACACTAAATCAGTAAGTTGGCAGCATCACCTATGAACTGAAAAAATACCGACTTAAAACACTGGAAGGCGAAACATTGCTTCAGCGTATAGCCCGAAATGTTGCCTGGTATGCCATACGACTCTCTCTGCATCGCCATCTTGTTAACGGGTATCCCTCGTCAACGCTGTTGTTCATCAATATCAAAGATAAAGAAAAAGCCGCAGAACACATTCGGTGGATGGAACTGGCGCAGGGACAAGCTCTTGATATTGAGTATGGCGATGAGATCGACTACAGCAAAGCTCAACTGCTGCGCCACGTAATTTTTAGGGGGTGATTATGACATCTTTTCTTTTAGCTTTTGTAGGGCAACGATCAGTTCATCAATTTGGGTTGCATCCATTATCAACTCCAGTTTGTGATAAGCCCCGTAATTTAGCTCCTGTGTGGAATTCCTGGGCAAGTATTTTTACTCCTCCGCGATTGAGCATTCCTGAGGTGCTAAAAATTTTTGACTCGGTTCCAGTAATACTGTCCACCCAAAATTTTTGGGGGAATGGAGCAGACTTATCAAATGTAAAAGACATGTCGAACCTCCTTTGGTTCTGTTGATTGGGGAATCACAGATTATATCCGGAGGAAGGTTCGACACCAGATGAGGCAATTATGGTTAAGGCTAAAAATATGCCAAATCCCATGCCAAAAACTAAGGCAAACAATGAGCCTTATCGCAAGGTAAAAATAACGATATGGGATGATCCCAAATTTAGGGCGTTATCTCCTCTGCCTCCAAGTGGACAGAGTTTGTTTATTTATCTGCTGACCAGTCCATTTACCGGGATTATTCCTGGGTTGTTTAAAGCCGGGCGGGCAGCAATGGCTGAAGAGTTGGGGTGGGATATCGAAGCCTTTGACTTAGCCTTAGGAGAAGCCATGAATCTTGGCATGGTGAAAGCAGATATCAAAGCCAGAGTTTTTTGGCTCCCGAATGCTGCGAAACACAATCCGCCAAACTCGATAAATGTCATTAAATCCTGGGCAAAGGCATTCGCTTTAATTCCTGATTGCCCTCTCAAATGGGAGGCCAGAGAATCGCTGAGAGCCGCGTCCTACGGGGTTTCTGAGGCTTTGGGAATGGCATTCGATAAGGCAATCCCTTTGCCTGAGGATAAGCCTAAGGATAAGGCTAACGCTTTGTCATGCGGTATCCAGATAACAGATAACAGATATATAAACCCCACACATAACGCGCGCGAGAGTGCTCCGGCCAGTGAGGCAAATGGCGTGCCGTTGCAGACAGCGGAACCTGATTACCTGGAAGGCCTGAGCGAACCCATCGGGAAATTTCCGATGACCGATGGCTGGCATCCGTCGCCGGATTTTCGACGACGGGCGGCTCTGTGGGGAGTGGCTCTGCCGGAGCCGGAATTTACACCTGCTGAACTTGCCGCCTTCCGGGACTACTGGGCAGCGGAGGGGAAAGTTTTCACGCAGGTTCAGTGGGAGCAGAAATTCGCCCGTCACGTACATCACGTCAGGGCGCAGGTTAAACCAGTCAGCAAGGGGGTGAGCCATGCAGCAGCACCAGGCGGCACCGCATCACGGGCAGTTCAGGAAATTCGGGCAGCACGTGAGCAGTGGGAACGTGAAAACGGATTTATCAGCGACGGAAACGGCGTGGAAGCTGTGGGAACTCATGGGGGAGGTTTATTCGAACCGCTGGACCCAGAAGAACGGGGCCGCACCTTCGAAGCTCTGGATTGCACAGATTGGTGCGATGACTGAGCAGCAAATCCGGCAGGTCTGCCGCCAGTGCATGGACCGCTGCCGGGCGGGTGAAACATGGCCTCCGGACCTGGCTGAGTTTGTGGCGCTGATTTCGGAAAGCGGAGCCAATCCATTCGGTCTGACGGTGGATGCCGTGATGGAGGAGTACCGACGCTGGCGCAATGAGTCCTGGCGATACGACGGAAGCGATAAATACCCGTGGACTCAGCCTGTGCTGTATCACATTTGCCTCGAGATGCGTTCAAAGGGGATTGAGCGTCAGATGACCGAAGGGGAGTTAAAACGACTTGCAGAACGGCAACTGGCGAAATGGGCAAAGCATGTTGGTGATGGCTTCAGCGTTCCGCCCGTACGGCGGCAACTGGCAGCACCAGAACGCCCGTCGGGGCCAACACCAATTGAGTTGCTGAAACAGGAATATGAACGCCGGAAAGCGGCGGGGTTTGTTTGAGTTGAGAAGTGATTTTTACCGGGAGGAAATTTTAATGGAGACCGTTTTTGACGCACTGAAAGCAATGGGAAAAGCCACGTCGGTAGAGCTGGCTGAGCGACTTGATATCAGTCGTGAAGAAGTACTGAACGAGCTGTGGGAACTGAAAAGGGCTGGCTTCGTTGATAAAAGCGTATACACCTGGCGTGTGGCTGATAACAACGTTCAGCAGGAACAGCCAGCGCCAGAAGAACAGCCGGAAGAAACCACCACGGCGACAGTTGCGAAAATCTCAAAGTGCGATTTAACCGCAACGATTGAACAACGCGGACCACAAACGGCTGATGAGCTGGCTACATTGTTTGGTACCACATCACGCAAAGTGGCTTCAACGCTGGCAATGGCAATCAGCAAAGGTCGTCTGATTCGCGTAAATCAGGGCGGTAAATTTCGTTACTGCATACCGGGCGATAATTTACCAGCAGAGCCGAAAGCAGCATCGGTAGCGGAAACTGATGGTAAGGCCTTTCCTCAGCCCGCAGGTATTGCATTACCAGTACAGGAGGCTGCAACACAGGAAGATATTAAAACAGAAACGGTGGTGGACATTGTGCAATCGCTGCCATCGTTTACTGAAACGCGAGCGGATGACCTGGTTTTACCATCGCTGCATATGGCAAACCGCGAACTGCGTCGGGCGAAAAATCATGTCCAGAAGTGGGAGCGAGTCTGCGCCGCGCTGCGGGAGCTGAACAAGCACCGGGATATTGTTCGACAGATTGTCGATTCCTCCAGTCGTATTGTGTCGGAAAAGTGATTGCCGGAGGCACCTATGGCAAAAGTATTTACACCAGAAGAGCGGGAAAAAATTAAAGGGCAGGTTGTTGAACTTGTACGTCTGAGCGGTCGCGAGACGTTACGGGCTCTGGAGGCTAAAACCGGTGCATCAAGGTATTACATAAGCACTCTCGCCAGAGAACTGGTCGCCAGTGGTGATGTTTACAATTCAGGCTACGGATTATTCCCGTCTGAGCAGGCGCGTAAAGACTGGCAAAACGCCCGCAAAAAACTCTCAAGGGCAAATCTGAAGAAACCATCTGTGGTTGATCCGGATCTTATCTGGTCATTACCAGACGGAGAAATACGCCGCTACAACAGGCGTCTGAACATAATTTGCCGTGAGTGCCGGAAGAGTGAGGTTATGCAGCGAGTGCTGGCGTTTTATCAGGGGAAATTTCAGGAGGTGATGCTGTGAGCGAATCAAAATGTCAGGTTAATGGCAATCAGATAGAACCGTGTACGGCACTGGCAAAATCCCTTGAGCATGATGCTGAATACACGACGCGAAAAGGTCTGCTGATATACAAAATCTGGAATGAGAATTTAACTCGCGACCCTGATTTGGTGATGTTGCGTTCCGGTGAATTTTCTAAATTACCAGTGCGGGTTTCATTTTGTCCGTTCTGTGGTGAAAGTCTGAAAACGTGGGAGAACAGAAATGAATGAAATTAGAGAAATACCAGTAGTACGTGATGAATATGGCTGCTGGACGCATCCTGAATATGAAAAATTCTGTGATGGTAGAGAACTTATTTCAACGAAAGAGTTTAACGCCTGGATGGAGGAAAAGGTAATGACTCCAACTTATTGATAGTGTTTTATGTTCAGATAATGCCCGATGACTTTGTCATGCAGCTCCACCGATTTTGAGAACGACAGCGACTTCCGTCCCAGCCGTGCCAGGTGCTGCCTCAGATTCAGGTTATGCCGCTCAATTCGCTGCGTATATCGCTTGCTGATTACGTGCAGCTTTCCCTTCAGGCGGGATTCATACAGCGGCCAGCCATCCGTCATCCATATCACCACGTCAAAGGGTGACAGCAGGCTCATAAGACGCCCCAGCGTCGCCATAGTGCGTTCACCGAATACGTGCGCAACAACCGTCTTCCGGAGCCTGTCATACGCGTAAAACAGCCAGCGCTGGCG